CCATCTTTGATGAATGTTACTATGTTAAACTCTTTTAATTTCTCTGCGATACCTTCAAACCCTAGTTTCTTTGCTACCCAAGCAACAAAGTTTTTAATTAGTGTAATCGGTAATGTTACTAGAGTTAATAATGCTGTTGTTACACCTTCAATGATTGCAACTAACATACTATCACCTTCAGCAAGTGAGTCTTTGAATGCTTGTATACCATCTTTGATTGCATAAAATATTGCTACTGCGGCCGCAACCCCAGCTACTACTAAAGCAAGAGGAATTGCAATAGGTGCTGCTATAGCAGCAATTGCTGGTATCATTGTCGAAAGTAAAAATACTTTCAGAGCAGTAAACGCCGCTGTTAATAAACCCACTGCTTTCATTAACTTACCACCTACACCTCCAGCAGCATTCTTAATAGCAGGTATCATAGTGTCTATCATAAACAATCTTAATGCCATGAAAGCACCTTTTATTTTGTTCACTACAAACATAATTCCATCTTTACCTTTACCTGCAGCATTCGTTATACCAGGTATCATTTTATCAGTTATGAAACTTTTTAAAGTATTAAACCCTTCTTTTAGTAAACCAAATGCACCACCTAAAAGTTCTTTACCTTTTGAATATGCGCCTTTTATTAAACCAGGCATTGATGTAATAGCATCCTTCATGGTTGTAAAACCAGTCTTTAATAAACCAAATGCAAATTTTATAGATTTTGCTCCCGTTCCTAATAAATTTAACAATGGTTTACCAAACTTGATAGCTGCAAGTAAACCTAATCCTGTATATAATACTCCTTTAACTCCAAACTTATCTACGGTTTCTTTTGCCAGTTTTAGCACAGGTTCTAACGCAGCCGCTATCTCATCACCATACTTAAATAGTGCTGTCAGAGCCACTAACATAAGTGCTAAACCCACTTTAGGTCCTATTTCTGGCATTTCAAAACCAAATCCTTTTCCACCTTTATCTTCTGGCGGAGCATCATCTGTTGGTGGTTTTACATCTGCGTCATCAATACCTTGGTCTCTTTCACTTGGTGCCATCGCTGACAAAAATTCTTGAGTGTCAAATGTATTTCTTGCTATAGATTCTATATTATATGCCATCTCAGTAAAGATTTCTTTAAGGCTTGCAAGACCGCTGCTATCTACATTTTTGCTCGTAACATCTGCATACTGATTACCAGACGCTTCATTAGCTGATTGTTCTTTTGGTCCACCAAGAACATCTTGTAACATAGACTTTAAAACATCAGGACTCATAGTTCCTGTATTAAGAGCAGCATCCATTTTTTATTTTTTACCTTTACTTGTTCCTGCATACAACCCGAACCATGCTGCTCCAGCACCAACTACAATTGATACTAAACCAGACTGTTCGAAAGTCGGTGTTGATAAATTCATAAACCATATTGTTACTTTGTATAGCAGAAAGATATAAACTGATAAGAATAATCTAGGAAATATTCTCCATGCGTCAACTGCTCTTGCAAGGTCAATTAGTCCTTGATATCTATTCTTACTAGAGTCAACTAAACTTGTATCAATCTCTAGTTCTAAATTTACTTTTTTAGTTTGTTCAGCCATTTCTATTTGCTTCCCTTTGTTTTTGTTTCTCGTTTTCTTCTTTTATCCATGTAATTAACATATCAACATATATGTCCCTTTCCCACGGCATCATATTCTCTATCTCACTCAATGAGTATTTATGATGTTGCATTAGAGAAAAGTTTATTTCAAAATAATTCTCTAAACTATTGTGTGAAAGGGCTATGCGAAAAAATCGTTTAGTCCAGTCAATGTAACATCACTACTCTTTTTTGTCTTAGGATTCTTTACCTTAATTGTATGTTTTAATTTAGGCATAGTATCGAAAAACGATTGTAATTTTTTAAATTGACCACTATTCATTGATTCAATAAATTCAGTCAACTCTTTTTTAGTTTGGTCTTTTGCTTGATAAACTTTCTCACCTTTTTGTTCGTATATCTGTAATATACAAGTACCGATAACATCTAACATATTATTAGCGTCTATATTTTCGATACCACTTTCTAAGAATGAATCAATTGTAGGATATGTCATAATTATTCCCATATCATCTGTTAATTCAATCTTATTACTATGTTCATCGCCAACCTGTACTTCTACTTGTGTTAAATCTAATTCAACATCAGCATAAGTCTTTTTGTCATCAGGACAAAGTATCTTTAATTTAGATATCTCGCCTACTGACTTAGCTCTTATTTGTAAAAAGATATATTCCATGTCAAACATAGGCATTTTACTCACATCTGCTTTTTCAAATGTGCATGATGAAACAATTTCTTTTACTGCATTGATAATTTGAGCATTATCTTTGCTTTCCATTGCCATCAACAATATCTTTTCCTCTTTGACCAAAAACGGACGATACTTTATTTTCTCATCTGTACTCGGTACTTCCAACTCATATGTTGGAGTGTTCAGTTTTGGTAGTGCCATTATTTAATCTCCTTTATTATATAAAATTATGTAAATGGTGGGAATAGTTTCCCCTTAAACAGTTTTCCTATCGGAACCTGTTGTTTAGCAGAATTAAATACTTCTCTTCCTGCTCTTTGTAACTCGATAGGTAATCTACCGAATAATCCGCCGTTTGCGCCTTTGATATCATGGACAGTTTGTCGTGATTGACCAAATGTCATTCCTGCAATTGCGTCTGTTGTAAGATTGTACCATTGTTTATATGCAAATCCTACATTTATCTTTACTAGTTGATTTGATGAACCATAACTATATTCTACAGCACTTAAAGTTTGAGGAAAAACCTCTATCGCTTCAATACCGTAAGTTGGCACATCTCTATCGCCTTCTCCATCTAACGAGCCTAATTGATATATTTGCATTTTACCAGTATAGTCATCATAGTAATGTGCTTCGTTAGAAGTATTGTTTATAGCCATCTTTTGCCACAACTCTATAAACTGTCTCTCTCTTAAATACTTATCGGCATAGAAAGAAGCATTTATAGTACCTGAATATTGATGACCAACAACCATATCAACTTCTGGTTCATTACCAAATGATTTCTTTTGTGTAACTAAATCTTTACCTGGCATAGAAACACTATCACAATGAATATTCATTTGTGTTCCCATCTGCGAAGATAAATCTCGCATGGTAACATGGTCAGGATACATAGCACTTGGTACTTTTGCCTCTGAGAATCCTTGTTCTACATCAACAGGATCAGCAGCAACTAATTTTTCGTTATTTTTTATATTTGCAATTTTTGATAGATTACCAGGTAGAAATAACTTGATAGCAAATCTTGCTGGTCTAGCATAACCTTCTGCTTTTGCCATAGCAGCACGAAAACGACCAATAGTGTTTTCTGTGTTTGCTCTTTGTTTTAATCTAGGGTCTCTATCAACATTGTCAAGACTTTTATCTCTAGGAAATCCTACCCTTATGTCAAAAGGACCTACTCGTTTACCTGCTCTAAAGATAGCCATTAGTAAGGTTTTCCTTTCTTAAATCTTGCGACTGGTAGAAATATTGCGATTGCCATTTCATCTGCTGTTATGTTTAAAAATGATGTTCTCACTTGACTATACAAATAATGTTTAATTGTTTTCTTGTAATATCTACCTGATAATTCACCAATATTGTATCTTGTTTTTTTATCATATTTTTTATCACTTGAATATTTTGCTAACTGTCTTAAAAATGCTACTCTTGCGCCTGGTTGTAGATAGTGAAAATTAATACCATAGAAACCACCTTTAGCAAAATCTATAGGAAATATCAAAGGAAATCTATCATAGTATGGTAGTGTTTCTTTAAACTTAGGGTCATAACCAAACAAATTCATAATACCATATTTAGGTGCTACAGTTGCTTTTCCTCTATTGATTAAACTTCTAGCGCCTGGTGTAGTCATAGCTTGTACTTTTTTCTTGTACCAATCATATGATTTGGGACCAGTTGTAGTGTCTAGTATTTTATCGAATACAGTTGCCATACTACTATTTATATAGGTTTGTAGATGGTAATTAACTCTTCCTTACCCTTAACTTTTATTTTATCTACTTCTACTGATTTTATATTCTCTAGTTTTTCTTGCGTAAATGATGAATATAAGAGAGGTGTTACCTTGCCATTATCATCTTTATAGTTTCTTGTTGTTGCTTCTAGTCTTGCAGCTAAATTAACTGCGTCTCCTATGACAGAATAATCTAGTCTCATCTCACTACCCATATTACCTACGATACAAGTGCCAGTATTGACACCAGAACCTATGTTGATATCAGGTAATCCTTTTTCTTTAAACTCTGCTTTTATCTTGTCTGTTTCTTCGGCACATTCGATAGCAGTTTTGACTGCCATTTCTGCATGATTAGGACAATCAAGAGGCGCATTCCAAAATGCCATGATACAGTCGCCCATATATTTGTCTATTGTACCACCATTCTGCAATACTATTTTACTCATACGATTTAAATAATCATTAATAACTTCTACTAGACCTTCAGGATCATCTTTGTTCTTGTAATATTCTGAGATAGGTGTAAAACCTACAATGTCCATAAACAAGAAACTCATTTCTTTTCTTACACCACCAAGTTTTAATTTACTTGGGTCTTTGACTAGTATTGCTACTTGTCTAGGGTCTAGATATTTCTCAAACTGTTTTCGTATTTGTTGTTTAAGTCTAAACTCTAATATAAATCTTAGGAATGTAGAATGAAATCCTACTATAAATGCTGTCAATAATATCCATGTAATATCAAATAAGACTAAACCATCAAATGCAATTGATGTATAATTAAGACCGCCTATCGTACCCACACCGAGTAATAATGCGATAGACCAGTATGGTGTGTATCTACAAACAACTATTATAACACATCCTACAAAAAATGCAAGCATTAATTCAAATAAATTATCAAATCTTGTTATTGTTTCACCATCTAGTATTGTTTGAAGTGAATTAGCACTTATTACATAGTCATACTTTTCACCTGTAGGTGTTGCTACTATACTCGATAATCCCTCTGCTGTCAAGGCAATAATTACTGTAGTACCTGCGGCTGAAGAAAAGTCTTGACTTGCTGCTGATATTGTGTTAAACTGTTTGTTCCATCTTAACCATATTCTTGCGTTTGCGTCTGTGTTGATTGTTGCATAGGCAGGTACTCTCATAGCAGTTACACCGAAGTCATCTGCCTTGACTTGATAACTAGGATCACCTACTGCAACTCGTATTGTTTCAATTGCCATATTAGGATAAACATTCTCGCCTATCTTCATCAATAAAGGTACTCGTCTTACAACACCATCAATCTCTGGTGCTGTATTGATAACACCTACACCACTAGCACATTGAGATAAAAATAATTCTGGTCCTACCATACCTGGCCATTCATATAAAAATGCAAGTGGATTGCCTATCTTTGCAACACCTCTTGGTACTGCATTACTTGTATTCTTTTGTGTTGTACCAACCTGTGCTATAACTGTGCCATATCCTAGCACATCACAAAAATATTCATCATGCCCAAATCTATCAGGTTCACTAAACAATATAGGCATAACAATAATACCTGTTTCTGCTTGTCTTAAATCTACAATCAAGTCAGCAAGTATATCTCTAGGCCAAGGCCATTGACCATACTTCTCGATTGCTTCTTCGTCTATTGTTATGATTGTAATATCTTGTGATTGTGATACTTCTTCATTTGCTAAAAGATAGTCAAATGATTTAAGTCTTAAAACTTCTTTGACCCATGGATCTTGTAAACCAATATATGTCAATACAAATAATGTTATGAAGGCAGTAGTCCAATGTGTCAATAATTTTTTC